GTAGGAGTTGTGCTCAAAAAAACCGGTTTAGCAACCTTCCCACTCTTTGCATTATTGCAACGCCTACAAGCTGCCGCAAGGTTTTCAGGTTCATCTGACCCATTTCTAGATCTTGGAAGTATGTGATCAACTTCAGTCGCTTCACCACCACACATATAACAAGTGTGTTGATCCCGTTGCAGGATCTCCAAGCGCAACCGTTTCCATTCTGTTGATTGCAATGCTAAGCCCATTAGTACCAGCCCTTTATGTTGTGATGCCGTAGTGCAGCACACCCATCATCGTATCTTGCTCTTATGTATTTCATCATCCAAGTTATCTGCGCCGTTGGTGAGGCTGTAGCCAAATACTGTGTGCGACCTTGTGGCAAGCCGTAATGGCTACCCGTGCGAGCGTTTGGGTTGTTTGAGGATTCTTTGAATATCAGTTGTTTTACGCACTTGTATTCTCTGTAATCTTTTGTTTCTTTGATCAGCTGCACTTCCCATCTGCCCTGCCCAGCATCTTTTGCTGTTGCTGTTAGGGCAGTTGCAAGACAAAGCATAAGGATTAACAACCACATCATTACCCCCCCATATCCCCCCCATTGAGGGATTAGCCATTGATGAGTGCAGGCTAAAGGTTCCCCATCTAACGGGGTACAACGCACCATCAATGCGCCCTGCTGTTTATCCTCACGCAGTTGAGTTGGATGCAAAATATTACACCTTACGGCTTGCCCACAATAGGCAGGTGGAGCAATCTCGGTGTGTCGCGTGCAGCCACATCCCACACCCAGTGCATCGGCTTATGCTCCGATCACTGCACATTCTTGGCCTCTTTGGGTGGTCGTAGCGCGTTCTCATCCATTGCCACTGTTACAAATAGGCAGTTGAGGCATTGCACCATACTCAAGCCTTCTGGCAAGTCGTATATGCCACTGTAAGTGCTAAATGGCGCAGTACCTTTGCATACCCCTCTGCATTTGAAGTACCGGATGCCCTCAAGCATTCTTAGCACCATAAGCACCAATTCGCTTGCCTCTGCCAATATGCAAGAATCCCACAACTTTAGTAATTGTGTCAGTGTTGGCAAACTCTGTGGTTGCCGGCAATCCATCGAAGTAATACCACGCTGGCATTGTGAGTTTATTGAGATTGAATGACCAAATGCCCTTTGGTGTTGAACAGATATACAAGGCAGTTTTGCCATCGACCCAAGCCCGCTGTGTTACCGCGTGGTACTTATCGCGCTCAATCATCAATTCATCGTAGTGAGTTTCCCTGCATTTAAGTTCAATGTAAACCCCTAGATCCTCACTGCTGGAATCAAACCGTGCAACTGGATCTGGGTGCATTAGCAGATCAGGAATGTACCGATTCTTAAGGTACAGAAAGAGCTGCATCTCATTCATCGGCAACCCTACACTTGGCGCAAACAAATATCTGGTCGCTGACAATCCCACCGCTTAGGAATTGCTTGGTTTCGCAACTGTCGCAAATGGTGGCATCCTCATCGGTAACGCCCTGATCAGTAAAATGCAGGGCTGTATTGTCTGGGAAGTAAACCTCAAGATTAGCCACGCTTTGGCCACTCCACGCCATTCATTCCAACTGGTGAGCACTGATCGCCCTTGTGCTGTGGGCTATCGCAAAAATACCCTTCCCACTTCTTGCCAGTGGTTGCATTCTTGCCAGTGTTATAGATTCGCGTACCGTGTTTGCAAGGGTAGGCGCGGTTGTTTGGCTCACGCTCATCTGCCACTGCAACTGCTGCAATAACTTGTTGAGCCTGCCAAAGTTCATCATCTTTTGCTGGTTCACCAGCTGCGACCCGTTGCACCTTTTCCATCTCGGTACGGCTTGGCCGTTTGCCAATCTTGGCTTGGAATCCAGCAGTGGCCAACACTCGCCCAATTGCACTGGTGCAACCATTCTCAAGGGCAAAGTTAGCATTTACCCCACGATCAGTAATAATTTCGTGGGCATAGTCGCTGGCAATTACTGTGCCATCGTTACGGTATGCAGTGGCTTTGATAATAAATGACTTGCCATCGTTGAACACCAAATCGGTATCAATGCGACCTTCCGGATATTTAACCCAAAACAGGGCAATCCGCTCATCAACGGTTTGGTAATCGCTAAGGTCAAAGGCCATTGGTCAGATTCCAATCCTGTTTGGCTTTGCTGTAGCCAATTGACCGGCCACGCTTGTAACCAATGTGCTTGCCGTCGCGGTGTCCTATCGCGTAACCCAGCAACACGCATCCAAAACATATTGCGCAATACATCGCGACCATAACTGCAAAGGCTGTGTTGGCTGCCATATTATGCCGCCACGCGTGTTGAGTAATTAGTAAAAATCACCCAAGATTCTGAACCTAAATCATAACTTGTATAAAACTTGTGTTTGTTAGAAGCAAGGTAACTTTTGGCCAATATGCAGCTAATAGGACTATCAAACCAATAGGCCCAATTCATTGCTTCTGCTAACAATGCAATATGTGTATCCTCAAAACGGCCATTCTTGACTTGTTCCATCCAGTTACCAACATTCCACTCCATTTGCATATCTGAAAGCAAATCAAAGTCTTGCGGTGTCATTTTAATAATTATTTCTGTTTGCATAATCTAGTCCTTTCCTAGTCCGGACTTTTATTGTGGCACTAGGGGCTGACATTTTGCAACATCAGCCCCGCGTGTCGGTCATTACTCTTTTGGTGCTCTGCCGTAATTGTGCGTATTTGTGGACAAACTGCGCATAATCACGGGCAAAAGAGATGCCCAAAGTCCATTGGCAAGCATTCGCCAATCCGCGCTGGTGAAGTCCAGCGGTGATCCACCAATTGTGGCCATCAAGGTAAGCAAGATGGTCAGTAACGCACGGATATAAGTGCCGCAAGCACCTTTGATTTGTTCAGCCATTTGTATCCAATCCGAGCGCAGTGATGCGCTCTTTTGCCTGTTTAGGGGTCAGGCAAACTTCAAAATGCATTTCATCTTTGCGGTTGCGATAAGTGCCGCCCCACTTTAAGCCGTACTTTGCAGCTAGTTCAATGATGAGCAAAGCCTTGCCCTCTGCAAAAGTATTTTCAGCACCAAGTTTATGAAGGTTTGAGTTGAGATCAATGGCAGTGCCGCTGCTGTGATTGCTTAGCCGATCCTCACGACCGCGCACCATCCTAAAACAGTAACCCCAATCATCAAGGGTGCCGTGATCTATCGGCTCAATGGTTGCGTGGAACTCTGCGGCAAATCCCACCAGCAATGGTGCAACCTTTTCGGCACATCGCAATTTAATTGTCGTGCCCTTAACGGGGTATGACTTTATGCCAATCACCAGTGGATCTTGTGATGCAGGCCAGCCGTTATCTGATTTTAACTTTGCCAATTACAGCGCGGCTATCTCATCTGCACTTAGTCCTAGTGCTGCAAGTTTAAGCATTAGGTGCCTCTGGAACTTCGGCATTGGCAAAGTCCGCAACGGCTGGCAGATCGCGCAAGGCTTGACGATAGGTTGCCCAATCGCTAACCGTAGCCGGTGAATCGCTTAACTGTGTGTAGTCGCTTTTCTGTAATTCCATAGATCGCCAACTGCGAAATTTTGCATAATAAGCGGCGTTAATTTCATTTGCCGTCATATTTTCATATTTTAGACTTGAAAATATTTCTTTAATTTTCATCATAACCCCTTACGCTGTTTGGTAACTGATCGTGCCCATAATTACATCGCCAACGCCTAACTGTAAAGCAAAATCCGATCCAGTTTTGCCCCATTCCTCGGTCGCTTTATTTATTCCGCTCGCGATAAAAGAGTAAGTCGGTTGTCCTCCTATTACAGTACCGGCATAAAAAGCATATGAGTTAGACGAATCATAAATATTTATTGTGCCAAGTCCTAAACCGCTATTAAAATTTGAAATTGGTGCCGCAGTTGGAACAAAAACCTGAATTTCCGTATTTGACTGACCTGTACCAGTTGCAATAGTTGTGTACCAAAAAACAGTTACAAATTTATCAATAGTTATAGATTTTGCTGAATTGGCGTCAACTGTAAAAGTTGTGGTGCCCTGCTTGACTACCGGTGTAAATGCTGTCCAAGTGTAAGAAGGACTAGCCGCCGTTGCCCATTTAAGCCCTAAAGCCTGTGCGCTATCGGCTGTTAGGACTTGGTTATTTGTGCCAATAGGGATACGAGCATCTAAAGTGCTAAAGCCGTATAGATCACCTTTAGTAGTTAATGGCGATACTGAGCCGGTTTGTACATAATCAAAAAACGTACTCGCGCTGGTGCTTCTAAAGTAAAGCACGCCGCCCTCGTATTGGTTTAATGCTAGTGAGCCTGCAGTATTTACGGTTGCTGTACCGGCTGTAATTGTGCAGATACCAGCCCCGATATTTTGTATATTGACCGTATCACCAGCGGCAAATAACGCCGTATTTACTGTGATGGTTGTTGCGCTTGCGCTGTTCATTATTACGGTTGTTCCAGCATCGGCTGCTAGTAAAACATAACTGGCAACTTTATCTGTAGTTGAGCCACCGCCCATAGCCGTTTGCTGTAGGCTGGTCATTTGTGCAGCAGTCAAGACCTGCCCAGTCGTGAACGTCTGTTTCGACATTAGTTGATCTCCATTTCAGTATGATAAAACATTGGTATCCAAAATCGCACTCAACACGCTGTCCAAGATAAATGAATCAATTATGGGTTCCAGTGTGGTAAAAGTAGTAAAAAAGGTATTGGGCGTGATTGAGTGAGATACGCCAAAGATCTGCAAAGTTTTGTCTAGGGTACTTGTGCCAGTTGCAGCCGGTTGTGTGCTCTTGATTGTTACTTGGTCGAAGTAGTCAAGGGTTAGTGCAGCTGTAATCCCAGCGGCATAATTGTTGGTACTTAGATCAAGGGTAATTGAGTCGCAACGGGTCGTTGTGTCTTTACGGCTGGCCAAATATGCCTGCGCATAATCTAGGGCTACGGCATCGGTCTGCATCAAAAGATCGGTTTGGTCGTAAGAGTGGTTAAAGTAAGTGTCAATGCTGTCGGTACTTTTTGCGTTTTGCGCCGTGCCGCCGGTGCGTGTAACCGTTACATCATTGTAAATCTGGGCATCGTCAAGAATCCAGCGCACTTGGTTGTAGGCAATCCCACTGCCATCATCTGCAAAAACCGTAGGTGTATTGGCCACACTGCCTGCTGTAACGCTGCGATCTTGGAAGGTTATATTGCCATTAGCCGCCGGATATAACGCGCCGTACTCGCTTACGGTAACCGTTGAGAGGGCTGCAAGGGCTGTGCGTGTATTTGTCGGATTGGCCTGCATTGTGGTCAAGCCTGCATCCACATCCCTAAGAGTTGAAGGCCAAGCAATCTCATCAAGTATCTGATTGATCCGAGTACCAGATAGATCACCTGCAGTTGCGCCGGTAACTGTTGACAAGGTGGCAAGATTTAAAAGCCTAAAACCGTCAACTGCTGTAATAGTTGTAGTGCTTACAACTCCCACATCTTGGCTTTGCTGGAAGTTGTATCCGGTGATATATCCTGCAAAGAGTGGGTGGGTTATTGAGGTGCTGGGGTCAGTGGCAGTGATCGTTACTTTGCGCAATGGTTGCAATAAGCCGTAGTAAGGGGATGAGGTATTACTTGGATTAAATGCGCCCGTTTGGTCTGCAATCCTAAGTCCAAGTGTGCCGGTTTGGAATACATCGCTGAGTGCATTGCGGCCTCTGGTGATATTGACCAGTTGCACTACATCGCTTACATCCACAATGGTTGAGGCAGAATCACCCAGTGCATCGGTGTCCAAGATGCCATAAACCGGATCGTCAAGAATCAGGGTTGGTGCAAATCCTGCACCGGTTGAGAAGTTAATAATTACATTTACTACTGGCAGGGTCATCCAGTGGCCAATCCACTTGTGGAATAACCGTTGCGCCCACCGATCTGCAACGCCATTTGTACGGTGCGCAAGAAATCATCCTGGTTGCCGATGAAACCTGATCCGCTTGGGTTTACATTTACGGTAATATTGCCCTGCTGTGCTGCGATTCCGGCTTCCATTTGTGCATTTGCTGCACCTAGTGAGCCAAGATCAAAGTTAAGATAAGAGAGATCAGGCAATGTGCCTTTAAATAAATCGGCCTGCATTTGTTGCATTGGTGCTGCGTAAGTTGAGGATGGTGCGCCTACGCTGTATGCCGCTGCACTTAGGCCAAGCATCTTGGTTGCGTTGCTATTCATCTTGGCAAAATTGGCTTCCCAATCTGCTAGGGCTAACTTGTTAAATGCAATAGTGTCATTTAAGGCTTTGATTTTTCGTGCGCGATCAGCTGCATCTGCACCGATCTTGGCCTGCTCTAACCTTTCCAGTGCTTTAATATCATCGCTTTGATCCTCAGTTTTTAAGGCTTGCATTGCCAAAAGGCTTGCGCGATCTAACTCGCTAATCTTGCCCTTAAGTGCTGCCTGTAATTGTATTGAATCTATGTCAAACATTGATTTTAATTTTTCAGATGCTGTAATTTTTTTATTTAAATCAACTGTAGTTTTTTTTGTTTTATTTAATTTTTCCGCTGCCATTTGTGCGGCGCGTTCAGTTGCTCTTGGACTTTGTCGGTTTGTACCTTGTGCCACTGCGTTTTTATTTGCCCCTAGTTTTTCAGCACCAAAGACCCCACCAGCAATAACTGCACCAGCAATAACTTTTTTGCTTTTAAATAAATTAACAACTGCCATTGCAGGCTTGGCCAGTTTCCCAGCAGGTATAAGCATTGCTGCAACTGCCCCAATGGTGATTGCTACGCCTGCAAACTCTTTGCCAAGTCTGGCCATCTCAGCCATTCCGGTAACTGTGTTTGCGGTATTTTGCGCAAGGGTTTCCATTTGAGTTGCTAAATCTGCAACGCCATTCTCACCAGATAGTGCAACCAACGCATCAATTAAGGCCACACCAATTGTTTCGCTGGCTTCTTGTGCTGCAACACCTAAGATGGCCATTTGCCCTGCGTAAGTATCTGCCGCAACCAACGCCTGCCCTGCAAAGAGTTCGCTAAGTTTGGCAGTGATCGCTTCCATATCACCAGACTTGATCAATGCCTTGTCTAAGCCTGCACCAAGCCTGCTTAAGGCTATAAAGTTTCCTGAATATGCGCGTGATAATGCCATTGATACTGAGTTAAGATCCTTGCCGGTACCGGCTGAGATATCCATTGCAAGTGATAATGCGCTTTGTGCCTTGCCAACATCGCCAAGCACCAGCACCAAACGCTGAAATGCTGGCCTTAATTGATCCTCAGATACACCCGTTGCCCGTTGGAGATTGTCAATGTATTTGGTAACACTTAAAGTGCTGTACGCCAAACCTAAATTCTTGAGGGTTTGAGTCAGTGCTTTTTGCGCTTTCTCATCGGCAATGGCTGCTGAAAGTGCTTTTTTGGTGTAGGCAGTAAGTGCCACACTAGCTGCGCCAATGCTGAGTTTGCTACTTAGTCCAAAGGATTTGGTTTGGTTAGTAAGTTTGCGCAATTCTTTTTGCGCTCCAACAATGCCAAGTTTATTGAGTTGGAAAAAAATCGGTACTTTAATCATTTGGCCAACCTAATATTTAGCAATCTGGTTGCTCTGGTAATTACATCGCGCATTTCATTTTCAATGTATGGCGCACGATCATCAACGGTCTTGGTAACAATTCGCCCTTGCTTACCGCGCACAATCAGGCCGCTTTGTTTTGATATTGATTTAATAAAGTCCTGACCGGCAAATGGGTTGTTGCTTTGTGAAAATCCTTTAAGCGTACTGCGCTGCCTGTTGTAAATCCTTGAGGCAGTTGGTTGGCCGTATGGATTTTTGCGCCCTGCTGTTTCATAAATTGCACCGGCTGGATCTGATTGAGTTATAAATGCCGTTTTGCTTGTCCACATTCCTTTTACCCGTTGCCTATCAATCTTGCTCTTAATGCCCATTCGCACGCCATTAGGTGTGTATTCACGGCCACCCCAAGCACCGCCGGAAGTCTTGCCCCAATTGCTCAATCCTGCTGGTGCATTGTTTGGCACTTGTCCACGCGCATCAAGCTGCACGGCTTTAAGTATTTGGTAAATCTCTTTGTTCATTATCTTGAGTGAGTCTTTGTCAAACTTCTTGAGCAAGGCAACGGTTTCGCTGTACCCAGTAACTTTAACGCCGCTTAGATTTGCTGGCATCTTTAATAGCCTTTGCCCTTTCCTCTAGCACTCTTAAAATCATCTTAAGCATCACCGGATCCATCCCAATAAACTCACTGGGAGAAATCCCCGTTTCACAACTTAGATTTGCGACCAAATAGGTGAATGAGTCCTTGCCACTCAATCCCCCAAAGGGTCGCTATCTAACACCTCTACTGCCTTGAGCGTGTCTAAGAATTTCTCACCAAACACTGGCACGGTTTCACCGGATCGCCGGATGGCTTCCCAGCAAAGCCAATACACATCCGATTGCATAGAATCCTCAGCAAACGATTTGTGTATGCCTTTTTTCTTATTCTGCTCAAACGCATATTCAATTGTTGGTGTGATCTCAAACTCTTGAACCTCACCAGTAGTGCGTGTGATCTTTAACTTTGCCAT